CAGGAAGAGAAGTCACTGGCTGAATTCCAAGCCATGCTTTTAGAGAAGAAGACTTCCAAGCCAATCGACTTCAGCGTTGACGCCACACCGAAAGAAAAGCGCAACTATTCCTTGGTGCGAGCAATTCGAGCCGCAGACCAGAAGGATTGGTCAAAAGCTGGTTTTGAAATGGAAATCAGCCAGGAACTCGCAAAGACGCAAAAGCGACAACCAAAAGGCTTTTTTGTTCCTGATTGGGGTTGGCAGACTCGAACGGTATCAACCGCAGCCGGAGCAACTTTTGGCGCAGGCTCAAATATCGTTCCAGAGGACTACCGAGGTGATCGCTTTATAGATGCCTTGATTTCAACCAGCATCCTTGGACAAGTAGGCGCAACCGTGCTGAACGGTTTGCAAGGCAATGTCGCGATTCCCAAGATTTCCACCAGCACCGCAGCGGCTTTCATTGCGGAAGGTGGCTCAGTTGGAAATAGCGAGCCAGACTTTGCTCAAGTGACGATGACCCCAAAGCTTCTGGCGAACAAGGTTGCCGTGACACGCGAGTTGATGATTCAGTCTGACCCAAGTGTAGAGCAGCTCATCAGAAACAACATGGTCCGAATTTTCTCGGCAAAAATCGACAACGTAGCGCTGAAAGGTGGCGGATCTAACGAACCAACCGGAATTCTAGGCACAAGCGGAATTGGTGACGTTTCCTCTGGTGGAACCAGTGGCAACGCTAATCTGACGTATGGCAATGTCGTTGACATTATGACGGAAGTTTCACAGGACAACGCATTATTGGGCAACCTCCGCTGGGTAACTCATCCAGCAGTTGTGGGGAAACTGATGCAGACCTTAGTCGCTGCTTCAACAGATAGCCGCATGATTATGCCTTCACCTGAAAGCATGATGGGCTACCCAGTGGTTCAGACCACTCAAGCACCAAGTTCCTCACCTTACTCACTGATTTTCGGGAACTGGTCTGATCTTTATGTGGGCTTTTTCTCAGCACTGGATGTGCTGGTTGACCCATACGGCAGTGCAGGAACAGCAACGACCAATTTGTATTTTTATCAAGATATGGATATTGCGGTTGCTCATGCTGAAAGCTTCGCGGCAGCACAGGACGTAACTGTTGCCTGAGTGTATCAGCTAGATGAGTTACAAGGTTGGGGTGCTGCTCGACCTTGTATATTACTTTGTGGCGGACCTTCTGCGCCTTCAGACCTAGCGAAAGCCAAGGCGCGGATAGGTTCAAAAGCTTACGACTTAGCCGGAGTCAATAATCACGGCTTACTTTTTCTTGGGGAACTTGCCTGGTGCTACGCTCATGACGTCCGAATGGTTCAACACCTTAAAGAGTACGATTCACCGAGCATTATTCACCACGATCCCAAGAACCTGAGAGACAAAGACATTCACGGTGGAATTGTCCCATTCATTCGGCTTTCAGGACCAGAAGCTCTTTGGACCGCAGACTTTTTTGACTACTCAGAAATCCACATTTGCGGTGTCGATTTCTACACCGGACCACGCAGATACTGGCACCAGTGGGATTTAGATAAAAAGCCAACAAGAGTCCAAGAAGACCAACAAGGCAAGTGGATAGAAGCACGGGACCAATTGCAAAATCCTGGGCGAATCGTGACATACAACGAACGACTTCAGAGAATATTTCAATGAAGATTCAAATTATCAGAGGCACGGTGGCAAACGGTGGACCTGTTCGGGTTGGACAGGTGATTAGCGTTGACCCAAAAGAAGCAAATCAACTGATTAACATGGGCAAAGCGGTTGTTTATGAGAATCGGGCCAAAGGCTTAGACGAAGCAGAAGCGCCACCAGTGACCACGCGAACGACTAAAACAGCACGCAAGCCTAAAGCCAAATGAGCGTTGAAACCGCAGCCGATAGAACTGCCATGCTCGCAGACTACGGAACCACTGTGACAAAGGCGGACGCAAGCACATTCACAGGCATTTTTGACAATGACTTTCTTGCAGTGGATTTGGACGAAAGCGAAGTCGAAAGCACAGAACCAACACTTCTGGCAAGAACCGCTGACGTTTCCGGCTTGGCTCATGGCGATTCGCTGACCATTTCAGCAGTAAGCTATACCGTTCGAGGGATTCAACCGGACGGCACAGGCATGACCCAAATCATGTTGAGTGTTTAAATGGCGCACAAGCGAGCGCAAATCAAAGCAAGAATCCAAACGGTTCTGACCGGACTAGCGACAACAGGAAGCAATGTCTTTCTCTCAAGAACTTATCCAATCGCAACCAGTGATTTGCCTGGGCTGCTGATTTACGCGAATTCAGAAAGCATTCAACGCTTAGAGATTGGGATTCAAAACAGGCAACAACGAACACTTGATTTGTCTATTGAAGCCGTAGCCAAAGGTGCAAGCGCAGAAAGCACACTGGACACAATCACGGTTGAAGTTGAAGAAGCAATGGCGAACGACCAGACACTCAATGGGCTGGCAATAGATTCACGAATCACCGATACGCAGATCCGGCAAGCATCTGCTGAAAGTGAGTTTTTCATAGCCACGCTACGGTATGAGATTCTTTACCGTACTACTGAAAACGACGTCGAATAAAAGGAGACGCAAATGGCAATTCCAGATCGTTATTTACGGTTAAGAAGTTCTCAGCCGTACATCACCACTGAATCCACTGCTGGCAGTTATGTCGCAGTTTCCGCAAGTGATGGATTTACCACAACCGAACCTTTGGCGCTATCACAGACTTTTAATACAAGCGACATTTCCGAAGTCGGCACAAGGCTTTTACAGAATCGAAGCTTTGTAAACTATGCCCAGCGAGCAACCTTTGATATTCCGTTTCTGGTCAAGCCTTCAGCTTCAGCCGGAACTGCACCAGCAGAAGATACACTCTTGACCAAGACCTTTGGAACTAAGACGGTTTCGGGTGGAACATCAGTCACATATAGCTTCAGCCGAGTTAGCGACACCTTCCAAGTGGCGCAGTTGGTAGACACTTATAAACTCTATGTGAGCAACGGAACTGTCGTTGAAGGCTTCAGCGTAGACATTACGCGAGACGGAGTGTTTACGATGAACGCAAACTGCCGAGCAAGCCGAATTCGGTACTCTGGACCTGTCAACGCAACAGGTACAGACGTTTCTGTGACTGATTCCTCGCCTGCCACTGTCACCTTAGATCCTGCCTCAAACGCAGTCGCTGCCGATTATTTCTTTGCTGGGCAATTGGTTGACATTTACGATTCAAGCGATTCACAGGTGAACACCGGAGGCGCTGCAACCATCAGCTCACCAAGCACAACAACCGCAACGGTTGGAGTGCAAGCCGCTTCTGGTGACTCTTTCACAGTCAGCGCGACTGACTACTTAGTGCCTCATTTGCCAGCCGCGACTCTCAGCACTTACGAGCCAATCGCCACCAGTGCCGCTCAAGTTTACTTGGCAGCACAAAACACCGCAGCCGCAAGCTTGATTGCTTCAGCTAACGAGTTTCTCGCCACTGGCTTCTCAATGAGCGTCAGCAAGAACTTGGGCGACCCAGGCTTGGCAGAGATGACGGGCGACAAGTACCCAGCCGCAGCTTATGTGAGTAACGATATTACCGTGACAGGCTCTTTTGATTTCGTGATGAGGCCAGCACAAGCGTATCGCTTCGAGCAGTTTGCCCGATTGGAGCAAATCGCAATTGGCGTTCAAGTAGGCGACACCGCAGGCAGCATTGTTCAAATCGTCATTCCATCTGCTCGCGTTTCCATTTCAGGGACAGAGCAAGACGGAGCCGCAGCCGCTTCCGTGGACTTTGCCTTAACTCAAGGCTCTTCTGCAACAGACGCAGCCGCTTTCTCTCTAATCTATAAATAATTTATTTATGCCATCTATTTTTGATGTCCAGCGAGCAAACGAAGTAACAATCGACTTCAATGACGCAGACCTGGACCTTGAAGCAACCTTTCAATGCGTTTTACCTCACCAAAAGCTTTTGACTGAGGCACTCAACGCAGCCACCAAGACACAGAAAGGCAAGCAAACGATTGATTCATTAATGTTTGCTCGTAAGCTTTTTGTGCCTTGCGTGACCTCCTGGTCATTCGATGAAGATTGTAGTGTTGAGAACAAAAGTCTTTTTGTTGGAGAAGACGCTGCGCTCAATAAAATGGCAACGCATGTTAGCTTGAAGCTAATGCGTTTGGCTCAGGCGAAAGTCGATGACGAAGAGGGAAATTAAAAAGCTACCTAGATTTAGTCTTAGAACGAGCGGCTTATCTAGGTGACTCAGCCGAACATGGCATTCAAGAGGGCGACCGATACCAAGCGGTTTGGTGCTGCAAATCAGCGGACAATGTCTGGCAGGAAGACGAAGAGCCGCCTTGTTCAGTATGTCCAAACAATCTGACGCTGACCGAGAGAAACCTAGCAGCGGTTCAAGCGTTTAAAGACCTCGACACCACCGGACGAGACTTAGGTTTTGATATTGGCTACTTACGAGAAGAAGCCATTGATTGCTATCTCAGAAGAAACCAGACCAACACACCAGAAGTCTATTCGGCTTTAGTGACAATTGACCGAGAAGTCACTAGCCACAGAAAGCAAGAGAACGAGCGCAAACGAGACTTGCAAAAGAAGAAGTCTAGCACCGCTCGACCTACCCCAAAGCCTAGAAGAAAACGATAATGGCAAACGCAGCCTCTACCATTGAAATTGAATTAGAGATTCGTGACGCTATTAATCGTTTGGGCAGATTGGAGAGAGAACTTACCAAATCGTCGCAGTCATTCGACAGAGCGGCACAAGCCACCAGAAAATTTGAAGGCGCAATAAATAAAGCCAAGGCCGGATTGGTTGCCTTCTTTGCTGCCATCAGTCTTCAGAAACTAGCACAGTTATCTGACGCAATGACTCAGTTTGAGAATCGCGTCAAGCTTGCCACCAACTCGCTAGTACAGCAGCTTGCGGTTCAGCAACAACTTTTTCTTGTAGCACAAAAAACCGCACTACCTCTTGAAGACGTTGGACAGCTTTATTCTCGCCTTCGTATTGCTGCCGAGCAATTGGGAGCAAGTCAACGTGACCTCATCAACCTAACCGAAACCGTAGGACTTGCACTGAAGGCTTCCGGCACTTCAGCAGCATCCGCACAAGGCGCATTGCTTCAGCTAGGGCAAGCCTTGAACAGTCCCAGAGTTCAAGCCGAAGAGTTCAACTCTCTGATTGATGGAATGCCTAATTTGCTGCGAGAAGTCGAAAAGCAGCTAGGACTTACCGCAGGAGGTTTGAAAAAGTTCGTCACAGACGGACAGCTCAGTAATAAGAAATTCTTTGACGCTATTCTTGCCAGCCAGAAAGCCTTAACACAGCAAGCCAACAGTTCCGCCTCAACCATTGAACAAGCCAATCAGCGAGTTGCCAATAGCTTCACTTCTTTGATTGGGGCCATTGATGACAAGCTAGGCGCGAGCAAATTCTTCACTGGATTCATTGACGGACTAGCAAGCGGCATTGACAAACTCTCGAACTTCTTGGGCTTGACCACTCAAGCCACTGGTGGAGGTGGTGCGAATTTAGATGAAGTCATTCAAGGTGCTTCGCCTTCTGGTTCACAATACGCCTTTCCTACGATTGGACCTGAGCGAGTAACCGCAGCAATTGGAGGATTCCCAAACTACATTCAGGAAATAAACAGTCTTGAAGAAATTAAAGAGTTAGAAGATGCAATCCTAGAAACTAGAGGCGAACAAGCTAAAGCAATTGCTGAAGCTGTTAATTCAAACACGAAAACAGTTGAGATTCTAGGCGTACAGAATGTGCCTCTTGAAGAAGCAGTGGGATTTATTAATCTTGAGAACAAACTTCTTGAATCAAACATTCAAAAACGAAAAACTGAACTCCAGCAGAACAAAGAAAATCTCACCTATTTAGAACAAGCCACCAACTACCTCAAAGAGCAGTTTGGTCTGACTGACCGCACCGCAGGAGCGATTGTTTCCGGTGTTTCAGCCGCAGGACCAAACGCCAGCCGAGCCATGTTCATCGCTCAATCGAAATCACCAGAGGAAGCCGCTGCAAAACTAATCTTAAGCAACGAAAAAGTTGCTGCTGCGATTGAAGAATACTTCACCATTCTCTTCGACACACTAGACCCATTCATTGACATTCTGGCAGATTTGCAGAATGCGATTAATCGTTTGGTGAAGGCGTTAGTTGAAGGTGTAGGCAATGCGATTGAACGAAACCTTGACGCAATTGGGTTAGGCCCAGACAGTTATTATGGAGGTGGCGGATTTACCAGAGACATTGAGGCACTAGGAGGTGCGGCTGGTGGGGGCAGTAGACCAACAAATGCCGAGCAAGCGGTCCTAGCTGCAATTTCTAGCTTGGACTCATTGACTTCTGACAGATCCGCAGTCGTTCAAAATTTAATCGCAACCGCTGAAGCTTCAGGAGATATTCAGGCAACCATCATTGCATTTAGGGATTCCGTTGACGCCTTAATTAACCAAATCGGTGTAAATTATGCGGCAACCTATGGAGACTCACCAGACTTTATGGAGTCTTTTGCAAATGCTGCTCAAATGCTTGAAAACATGATTCAGCGAGGCACCTATAGCAGCTATCAAGACTTTGTTGAAAATTATAATCCCATCATGACAGGTCCAGAAGGAAGTGAAACTCTTCGTGAGGACTCCGCAATTCTGCTTGCAGTAGCAAATGCTGAAATAGCAATTGAGGAATTAGTTGGTGGTATTGCTGGATCATCAACTGATATTTCTGAAGGATTTGAAGCAGTTTCTGACAAAATCTTTGAGACCGCAGAAGAGCAGATAAGATCCATTCGATTTCAACAGTTAAGTGCAGAAGAACAAATTGAGACTTTGCATGAACAAGCAATGGCTGCACTGGAAAGTCAAAAGGCTTTACTTTCCTTAATTGAAAGTGAAGAGCGTCGAGCAGAATTACTAGGACAAATTGAAGCCGCTGAAGAAAAACAACTCGAACTCTACAATCTACAGATCAGCGAACTGCAAAAACTCAATGAAGAACGCGAGCGAGAAGCCAATCTGCTTGCTTTGCAAAACATTGAATCTGGGTTGCAAGCACTGCTTCGAGATTTTGAAAGAACGATTGAAAACATCGCTGATCTGGTGCAAGGATTGTTCGATCAAGTCAACGAGCTGCTTTTCAGTGATTTTAATCTTGCCTCACCACAAGATGCGTTTGCTCTTGCTCAACAAACTTATGAAAGTCTTCTGGAAAACGCCTTTGACCAGGACGCAACTGAAGACGATATAAAAGCACTTCAAGCGTTCGTCAATGAATACCTCACCGCAGCCAGAAATGTTTTCAAATCATCGACGGCATATACTGATATTTTTGAAGGTGTGCTTGGCGACTTGACCGGACTTGGACTGCAAACAGGCTTCAACATGCCGATTCAAGCGAGCAGTAATTTATCCAGTGATTTGGAAGAAATCCTCTCCGTCTTGGATGAAGACTTTGCGGAAGTCGTAAACAGTCTCATAACTAGCATTGACTCCGCAGCACTAGCTTTTGCTCAACAGCAAATTGAGTACATCACAGAAGTTGCTCAGATTCCTTTAACGCTTAGTGGTGATGATATTGTTATTGATACTTCTGGAATCAGTGAAACGGTTGAACTGACCAGCGACAACTTCAGCTTGGACTCAACCAATCTTGACCTCTCGCTGGCAATGTCCACCAGTATGTTCACGGTGAACACTTCTGGGCTGAACTTTGGAACCATTACCCCAACCGCCACTGCTGGAACGCCAAATCTGGGAACCATTACCCCAACCGTTAGCCTGGATACTTCTTCTGTGACATCAGCTTTTTCCACGCTGACTACAAACGTAAATAATGCAATCAGCAGTTTTGTTTCTGGACTGACTGAAACCTACGCAAAGCTTGGAATCATAAATATTGGGGGAACAGGAAGTTTTGTTAGCGATGCTACTACATTTTCTGGGAACCAATACAGTGCTGGAGATTATGGTGTTTCTCTTAAATCGGGGTCTAATACTTCTTTTGCTGACCTAACTGCTACTTATTTACAGTCAGGCGAAGAAGTCTATCCTTACGGCATTTATTTTAGATATTCAGGCAATTCTTACGCTTATTATTACGAAAAACTGAGCGATGCAAACCTAGTTTATAATGCTTATAAAGATGTTTTCAATCCTACAAAATACGGCTTCCGGCAAGGCGGATTAGTCCCAGACCCAATGGACACCATTCCAGCCATGCTCTCACCTGGCGAATATATCCTCTCGCCTGAAACCGTTCGCAGATATGGCGTGAGCAATCTGAACCGTCTCAACTCTGGCGATTCAGCCGCAATCAATGCAACCTCAGACCCAGAAGTCAAACGCTTATTGGCTGAATTGATTGTAGCAGTGCGCGAGAATGACACCGAAGTAAATGTTTATACAGATATGGCAGGCCAGACAAAAGCAGGCATTGAAGAGTTCAGAAGCGAATTGCGAGAAAGAACGAGAAGGCAAGGCGAGCAGTATGTTCCAGCTAGGTATATCTGATGAGCCAGTTACTCGCTGAAATCACTGTAGCAGAAACGGTTTACCGAGGTTCAAAGCTTGGTCTGGCTGGCGAGTATTTTTGGCAACCGTTCATCAAGAGAATGCCTTCACTCGAACTTGGACAGGTCGAAGATTCTGGAAAGATTGGGGTGAAGTTCGGCAACCTAACCTTGCACAACGATTTTCTGAATGCGGAAGCACCATTTGCTCTGCAACGCTATGAAGACTTGGTCCGACTTCCCCAGTTGTACCCATGCACCATCAAATGGGGTGAGGCTGGAAGAGACTTGTTTTCTGGTCAAATCTTTTTGC